AAAAGTTCCATTAACTGTTCTTTAGTCATTTAAGTATTCCTCCATATTAATTTTATACTTTTAATCTTCATTTAAAAGTGTTTCAAAAATTTTATTAAAAGTTTCATCTATTAATTCACCACTAATAACATCATCGGATACTTTTTTCGTAATTTCTTCTAAAGAGTTGATATCAAATTGAATTAAATCTTGATCCTTTTGAGAAACAGGGGTGAACTCAATAGAATCTAAATTAATTAAATCTTCATCTTTTTTAGAAGAAATATCCAAATTAACAATTTTTTCTTTAATCTCCAAAATAGAATTTTTCATAACTTCTAATTCAAGTTTCAAAGATTCAATTAAAACTTTTACACTATTACTATTCTCTTTGTCAAAATTCTGCAAAAGTTCTTCTGATTTAATCTCATTTCCTTCACTATCAAAATATTTAACTGTAAAAGAAAAAACTTCTTTTGGTTTATTGTCACTTCCACAACTACATTCTTTTACAGGTTTACTACAACCCAAACATTCACCTTTATTACATTTAGGACAAATACCTTCTTCATTTAAATTTGATTCACAATAAGTGCAAATTGTTAAAACATCTTCTGAAACATCAGAATTATTGGGTGGAATATCAGAAGTAGACAAAAGTTTTAAATTAATATTTTCATTCTCTTCATTTTCTTCCAAATTATAATAAAAATATTTTGGTTCTACAGGAGCATTTTTCTTTATCCAATTACCTATTTTTTCCTTATCAAAATTTGTAGAATCAAAATAATATCCGACTACTTCTAATTGTCCATTTTCTTTAAAAATAGGCAATGCATTTACAGCTTTAATTCCATTACCAACAGAAACTAATTTAGGTTCTTTATATGCTTCTAAATTAAAATTAATAGGATTCCAAAAAAGTCCTTTTTGTTCATCAAAATCAAAAATAGATTTATAACCCAATTTAATTAAATTATTAATATTTGAATCTACTAATCCCAATTTTTGAGCCTCTGGATTATCGGGAACAGGAACAGAACTTATTTCTAATAGTTGTTGTTTTGTAAATTCTATTCCACCATTCCACATTTGATTTTCATCTCTAAACTTGTGTTCCTCAGCAATAAATCCAACTGAAAAATCAGAAAGAAAACCATTTTGATACTGATTAAAAATAATATTTGCTTGGTCATGAACATCAAACTCAGGTTGAAAAAGAAGTTGTTTTTTTTCTTTATCTATCCAAGTCTTCTGAGATTTAAAAATAGGAATTGACCTGTAATCATGTGCCCACAATCCTCTTGGAGCTTTTTTATATCTTTTTAAATCCCATCCATCAACTCTTACAATATCATTACTTCTATCTGGATTTTCAGTAGAACCAATAGCAATAAAAGTTCTACTTTTAATATCTAATTCTTTTATTTCTACAGAAAAATCTTCACCTAAAATATTTTTATCATCTTTAGTTTTAACTTCTAATCCGTTATTTTTAATATGGTATGACATTTTTTAATTCTCCTAAATAAGTAATGTATTTTCAATATCAATACCGCAATTGCAATTTAAATTAATAATTTGTCCCGGAAAATCTAATTCAGTATCACCAACTTTAAATTTTCCTTTTGTTTCAAACTCTTTAATCCTTCCTTTATGACCACAAATATTATCATTAACTTTCCAAATCTTTTTTAAACCACTATTATCAATAATTAAAAATCTAGCATAATTTATAACAGATTTTATAGTAAAATTACAAATTTTAGCAACTCTAGGATTAGAATTAAATTGATCTTCTATATTTTCTTTAATATCAATTGTTTTACTTAACAAATCACAAATTTTAAATGATGTTTCCTCTATCCATTTATTTTCCTTATATAAATCTATTTTATTAAAAATACTTAAATAAGTTTTAATAGTAGCTGACATTAAATTACAAATAAATATATTATTTACAATCTCTATATTTTTATAATAATCAATTAATTTATCATTCCAAACTTTTCTATAATATTTTTCAATTTGAATTTCAAAACTTCTACTATCAGTGGGTAAAGTATCTCTATTATCTGAACCATCAGGATTTAAATGACTTGGATCATCAGAATGCCTATTAGGATCAGTTTGTGCATCAGGAGTACCACTAATAGGAGGATTTTTAGCGAGTTTTATTTGAGCTTTCCAATAATCACGAAGCATATCAAGTGGAATTAATTTTGTAGGAACTAAAATAACATCACCATCTTTTGCAGATTTTAAATTTTGAGTTTTTCTAAATTCATCAATAGAATAACATGATGCGCCACCTAAAAATGTTCTAGCTTCCTGAACTTCAATTTGTCGATCTCTTGGTATTGGATTCTCATGTTTAATTTCAATTCTTAGATCAAATTCTTTTGCTATTTGTGTTAATTCTTCATCCCACATTGTTAAACGTGGTTGAATAGTATAAGTATTATATTCAATATCAACAAAAACAGAACTTGAACGATTTACTTTATCAGTAATTCCTAATTTTGCTGGATTAATAGGATAAACAGCTAAAACCATATCCCTTGACCACCTAGATAATTCTAAAAATTGAAAATCCTGATTTGTATATTTCATTGGAACTGGTTTTAAACCTTTATCCAAAACTGCAATATCATGAAAATTTCCTCTAAATTTTTCTATCCATCTTTGTTTTATATCTTCTGCTTTTGTTGTTCCTAAATCATCATCAGTTGATAAAACCATATCAACTCTAGCCGAATTAGCAAAAAAATCTCTTTCATAAATTTCAATATAAGTTTGTATATCAACTACATATGCTTGTGATTGAATTGGTGAAGCACCTATATATTGATACTTTGGATGGGGATGCATCAATAATAATAATTCATTAATTCCAAAATTATATTGTCTTCCACCTATCATAAATATATATCTAACATCTTCAGGAATAATTGTAGTACATGTTTCAAGCGGTCTACCATCTTTATCTGTAACTCGTAAAAATTGATTCATATTCAAAGGCCATATTTCTGTAATTTCACCAAAAGTATTTCTAGCTTTATATGCGGCAGCCATACCGCATAAATCCCATTGTGCTTGCATCCATCCCTTTATAAAGCGCATAGACATAAAAGGATTTGGATTATCTAATATTTTTTTTAATCTATTTAAACCATGATAAGTTGAAGTTATTTCTTCATTAGTTTCAGATTTATAATATTTAAATGGAACTTTAGCAACACTTTTACCAATTAAACCAACTGAACTAGCTACCCATGATTTATATTCTGATAATTGAACTTGAGGATTAGTTTTTGGATCATTTGTTGATGCCCGTTTTTCAATTGCCATAAATCGTTCTAAATCACGGTATGATTTTTTTAAACCAATATCAATATTAAAAGGTCCAAGTCTCATCATTTATTCCTTTTGCATTTCAACTTTAAAAAAGTTGGATTTAGCAAATTCTATTTAGTATCATTTTTAGTTCGTAATTGATTATTTTTAACAATGAAATCCAAAGTATCTCCACTTACATTTGCTGGATGAATATAAAAATCAAATCCACCATGTAAATTTGGAGTTGCTCTTAAAGAAAAATCAATGATGTTATTTTTAAAATTATCTAAAAAATATTCTTCTAAAGTTCTCATTTATCAGCCTTTTGTTTAATTTTTAATTTAAATTTTTAAACCTTTTCATAACTAAAACATAACAGAAAGTTTATATCAAATTTGTTATTTTAATAGAGATATTGACCCTGTTCTCTCATAAAATATTTTTTTATTCCTTCCCTACAAAACCAGCAACTCATTACCATATCAGTATTAACGTAAAAAGGGTGGTGTTTAAATTCTTGATATAGTCTATAATTTAAATCTCTTGGATCATTATCAACCGGAGTATACTGTCGGGGAAAACAAAATGCCCATTCTTGTTTTTCAAATTCTTTTTCTAAAGAAGGCAAACCAGTTAAAGGATCAGACTTACTTCTACCAGTAAAAAACCCTTCAATTTTAATTCCTAATTTAGCAAATTTATCTGCACCTAATTGTGTTTCTAATAAATCAATAATTGCTCCTTGTGTTGCATTGTTTTCAGCCATAAATAAATCAACCCCAAATTTTCTCCAAGTATCAACCATAATATCTGATAATTCTGTTACTTTTACTAAAGCATTCCAATAAACAGGTATTTTAAAACCAGAAACTTTATTTGCTGCAACTATTGTTAAAATAGTTCCCGGTCTTTTATCACCAGCAAAATCAATACCACCAACAAAAATCCAATCTTTAAAATCACCTAATAAGGTTACTGGATTTATTCCATATTTGCAACAAATATCAAAACTTGGAAAAGTTTTATCAGAATCAGAATATGGTTTTAATTCAAAACCTCTTTTATAATCCCGATCACCCATTTCTATATGTTTATTTATATATGACTGTTTTGGATATTTTGTCCATAATGGAATGTTTTGAGTTTTACCAAATGAATCTCTATAAATTAAATGATCTTTAGTTTCTGCTACTTCAATGCTCATCCATGACCAAACAGAAGTATTTTGAATATAATTAACTAAATCATTTTCATGCCATCTATTCATTAATACTATTACTTCTGATTCTGATTCAGGTTGATGTAATCTTGTTAACCAAGTTGTTCTAATCATTAATTCTATATTTTCTCGCGTACTTGGTTCTAGTACTGCGGATTTCAAATCTTGTGGATCATCAAATATGATTAAATGTGATCTACCACCAAGAACACCAGTTATTACAGGAAATCCTTGAACAGTGGGGTCTTTTGAAATTGTTTTACATTTTACAATTAATTTTTGTTGGCCCCAAATAGGAGTAGGTTTAATATGTGGTGCTAATCTTTTATAATCTTCATCATTTTCAATATATTCTTTTATTGCTCTTACTCTATTTTGTGCTTCATTTTCAGAAACATGAACTATTTTAATTTGTATTGCTGGATTTTTAGCTATTTCAGTTAAAGTTAGTCCAATGCACATGTTTTCCGTTTTTCCTAACCCAAACGCACCAAAGATTGCTAATCTTTTAAATCCATGACGATGGGCTTTTCTTCTAAACTGATGCATTAGGTTATGACATTTCTCATTTTCTATTAATTTTCCTTTAGGGTCTTTTAAAAATTTTTGAATAAAAAGTTCTTCCCTTCTAGGAATATTCATAGTATGATCTACATCAACAGATTCACAAATCTGAGATAATTCAGTTTGTATAAAATCCTTTAACGAGCTATCAAGATGGTTCATTTCTTCAATCTTTCTTTTATATCTATATATCTACTTAATTCATTATTATTTCTATAACTATCACTAGTAAAATCTTGGGTAGAACATTCAATTATTACAGATTTTTCTATACCATAAAAATGATGATAAGTATACGGATGAATTGTAATAAAATCTCCAACTTCAAAAGAAATATCAATATTATCAATTGATAATATTATTTTTCCACTTTCAAGATAAAATGTTTCTTCTTTTATTTTATGATAATGAGTAGAGCATTGATAATATTGATTTAATAATAATCTTTTAAAACAATATTTATCATTATTATGATAAATAAGTTCTTTACCCCAAACTTTTATTATTTCACTCATATTATTCTCCAATATCAATTATTTCTGTTTTATCTTCTAATAATTTAGGTTTGAAACTATGATCTGGAGTATCACTTCCATCAAAATCAAAATTTCTTATTCTTTGAACACATTTATATCTAAGTTTAGGATCAGTTATTTCTTCAGATAAAATTTTAACAAATACATTTTGTAGTGTTTGTAATTTAAAAGTGTACTCGTGCTTTATAACGTCTTTTTTACCAAATTCTTCAGGAAATTTTCTTTCTAAAATCCAAGCTGAAGCAGTCCAATTTCCAGTGTCACCCGCTCTCGAAATATTTTCCAAATGTTTACTTTTATTTAAAACTAATGCTTTTTGAATAAACTCTTCAAAATCTAAATCAGTTCTTAAATTGGATAAAAGATGTTTAGAACAATCTGAAAGTTTACAAGCATCATCTAAAGTTAATCCTAATTCTAAATAATGTGCTAATTTAAGTTTAAGCATATTATGAGATTTTTTTCCATTAGGTTTAATATTTAATTTTAATTTTGGCATATAAATTCCTCTTGACAACAGACATATTAGATAGTAAAGTTTTAGTATATATTAAATTAATTTAAATTGTCAAATTTTGGAGAAATTAATGAGTCTTAAAATAGGAAAATCAATCTATACTTGCAATAGAGAATGGAATAAACTTAATAAACCTGATAATTATCTCAAAAATTTTTATGATGTTTTAAATGAATCATTCCAAATGGAAGAATTTGATATAAGAAAATTACAAAATAAATTTCCAAATAAAAGATATATTTCAAAAAAATCTTTTGATCCATTAAAAGAATTAAAAATAAGTGGAACTATTGATCCAGAAATTTATTTAAGACTTCAAACAGTTTTATTAGAAATTACTGGAAGGTTTTGGAGGATGGATGAATTTATTGATTTAATAATAGGATGGTTTATTTATGTATATAGAAATCCAATTAAACCTACAACAAGATTTCCATTTTATAGAAAGTACCCTAGAAAACGATTTTCTAATATAATTAAGTTTCATAAAGAATTTTCAAAATATTATAAAAATATTTTAATATCATGGGATTGACAAAATAAATTTTCTGCTGTATAGAATAGAAAAGGCCAATAAGCATTGGGACTTATTGGCCTTCCTCTAATTAATTATTAGAGAAATAAATAATTATTAGGAGCATCTTTATGTATAGCATAGATTCATCAGCTTGTCAAGACCATGATCAAGATTTTTCTTTTTTAATTTCTGATATCCAACAATATATTCTAAAAGATATTGATGATCCAAATTATTTTCTTACAAATAATAAAAAACTTCTTATAAAAAATTTTAAAAAAATAAATCCAAGAGCAAAACAATTACAAATTGAACTATTATGGAAAATAGCATGTTGTTCAAAAGATAAAAAAAATCCAAAACCAATGTATTATACAGAGCAAGAATTAGCAGATTATTTTTCTAAAACTTTAGAGAAAAAAATTACACGGCAAGCAATATCAAAAACACGAAAAAGTTTAGAAAAATATGGAATAATATTTATCAGAATTCCAACAAAAGTAGTAAACCCATCATTATCAAAAAATTCTTCTGGAAGATATATTCCAATTACAATTAGTTTAATAAAAGAAGTATATAAATTTGTAAAACTACAGTGTGCGGAGTTAGGAACTACAGTGTGCGGAGTTGTGAACTACAGTGTGCGGAGTTGTGGTTCTACAGTGTGCGGAGTTGTGAATGATTCTGATAATATGAAACTTGAACAAAATCAAGAACTTACAGAAAATTTCAAACCTCTACTATGTAAAGATACTATGTTAGTTACTATGTTAACATTTAAAATAATTAAGAATTATTTTAAAAGTATGCGAATTCCATCCGCAGACCACAATCAGAGCTTTCTATCTTTGGAGAATCAAAAAATGGATGAATCTAAAAAATTAAAACTAAAAACTTTATTGCTAGAAAAAAAAGTTACATCAATAAAAAATATTGATACAAAGTTAAAATTAAACACATTATTGATGGAAGTTAAACCCAAACACTTTATTGGTAAAAAATATAAAAAGTTTGCTTTAAAAGTAAAAGAGAAAACTAATATTGATTATAAAGATTTTGGTTTACATCCAAATTATTTTGATTCATTGAAACATATTAAAATGTTTTCAAATTTAAAATCAATTTTTGATAATTTGATATTTTCTCAAGTTTCGCCGCGCCCCGCCGATACAACATCAATAATTAAATACTGGAATGCCTGTGATAATATGAGATTTAAAGCGGGTTGCTCTGAAAATAAAACTAGTTCAGCTATATTCAAACAATTGAATATAGCTGTTTCTTACAGAATGTCTCTTTCTCACGATTTAACATTACAACAAGTATATAGTGCTATTGATAACTTTAATAAAATATCTAATTATCATGGTAAACTTAAATACTCCAAAAGATTAAATTTAATTAATTTTTTGTTGGATGATAAGTGGTTTCCAATGTGTCTTAAAACAACTAATGAAGTGTTTACTGAAGGTCTTTGTAAAAATACTATATATACACGTACTTTAGAAAGAACAAAAAATAGTTACGCAAAATATTACCATAAGGGGTCATTAAAACTTGCTAGAAGTGACTTTGAAAAATTTCATGCTGAATTTATAAAATTTACTAATGAAATTGTTGATGAACATAGTTCAGTACATATGAATGATTGGTCTATTAGTAAACTTATAAATGAATATTTCTACTGGACAGTTGAATATACATCTAATTGGAAAAATACACCTTCAACTAAGTCATTGCTCAGTCTAAGGAGTCGGTTTTATGCTGATGTTATCAATGGCCCTATCGGTCAAAATACTGAATTTGGGCGACCATTGACAGAAGATGAGATCAAAGAACGTAGGCAGAAAGAAGAATTGAAAAAAATAACAAAGAAGTTAAAAAATAGGTTGACAAATCTTATATCATGATTTATAGATAAAAATAGCTCAACAGAAAGGAGATGAAAAAATGTCTTGGCCCGGTATCGAAATGGGAAGAAAATTTGACGATAATAAAACATTAAGAGATTTTCAAGTCTCTTTAATGATGAAAATAGAAAATCATTTTGGAAATAATTTAAATGCAGATTGGTGTATTATTAATCTTAATGTAAGAGTTTTATCATTGATTAATTTTGATAAAATTAAAAAATATGGCCGTTGTGAATATTGTAAAAATTATGTTGGTATAAAATCAGAACATCGAAAACTTTATAAAATAGTTGTACTTAATAGTTATTGTTCACAAAGAAATACAAAAGTTAAACATAATGATAGATGTTGCTGGTGGGAACCTGCAAAATTCTATAAACAAATACTTCAAAAGCATATTGATGAAAAAGTAGATGAATATAAAAAAATAACAAAAGATATTCCTTTTTGGATGGAGCCTTTATTTAATAAAGTTTATGATGATGATGGAAGTATGGGTTATTAAAAATGTCTAAAAAAATTAAACTTAAATTAGAACCACGAACTATTTATAATTCAAAATTTGATTTATTTTATTCTAATTTTTGTCTTACTGATGATATTAACTTTTCAGAATTTTGGATTAAAGAAAATCCAAATCCTAATTATGAATTTAAACCATTTACTTTTACTGAAAAAAATTTAATTTATATGATTGGAGATGAGCCATCAATAATTATTGATAATGAAAAAGAAATAGTACAATTTGATAATTTATTTATTGACAAATTTTATTTTTTATACTTTACTATGAAATATGATGATATAAGATTTTACTGGCTACAAAGTTTTTTGAACGAACCTATTTTTGGGTTGATTGGTATTTTAAAAGGCACTAAACTGATTGGATTGTTAAAATTAAAAGGAGAATAAAAATGGGAATTAAAGAAATGTTGGCCGCAAAGAAGAAACAAAAGGAAGAAGCAGCAAAGAAAACTAATAAGGCACCTGAAACCTCTGCTCCTAAAAAGAGAGGAAGACCAGCAGGAGCAAAAAAAACTGAAACTACAAAAACAACTACTATTAAAAATAAACCAGTAGCAGGTACAGGGAGAGGTAGACCAAAGGGTGTTAAATATGAAGTTGCTGATTCTTTTGTAAGTAAGATTGAATCAAATTTCAATATCTTTGATTCTAATTACAATGAATTTAAACTTCAACTTGATAAGTTTTTGGAAAGTGCAAATAAGACCAGTGCGAAGAATGCAAGGGCCGCTCTTATGAATATAAATAAGGTGAATAAAGAACTTCGCACATTAATTCAAGAGGCAAAGAAAGAATTGGTACAGAAAGCAGCGTAACTCATTGATTCTATTAAGGAAATAGTCTATATAAAAATTCTATATAGACTATTGACAAACTTGGAAAAATGGAGTAAAAGGTTGAAATCGACTTTTTACTCCATTTTAATTTTGAGACTAGGAGATCAAAATGTGAGAAAATTAAAATTAAAGAAAATATCGAATAAATTAAAATTAAAGAAAATATCGAATAAATTAAAATTAAAAACAATTAAACATATCTATAAAAAACTTGTCTTAATATCCCCTCACTTTAGTAATTGTATTAAAATTATTAGTAATTCTAAATCTTACACTTCTGGTATTGGACTTTATACAAATTCAGATTTTTCAAATATAAATAATCGCCTTTGTGATTCAATGAGAGATTGTTATTTAAATCTTCTTACAAATAAAGACCCAAGAATAATTAAAGTAAGAATTTTTAGAAATAAAGCAGTTATTATAATGAAAGGAGAATCAACAAATTATAACCGTTATATAATTTTTGAAAATGAGGATAATAGAAATTATGAACCCACTATTGAGAAAGATACAACAAAAAAGAAACTCAGAATTAGAAATGCAGAAGAACCTATTGAAAAACAAAAAAGAAGAAAAAGAACAATTTCTAATGTTAGTCCCAAAAGGAGTAAAAGAAAAAATAAGAAAAAGAGCTAAACAATTAAATGTACCAATGGTGGAGTATATTCTTTATTTGGTTGATCAGGATTTAAAAAATGTGAGACTTAAATAATTATGAATATAAAATTATGTTATCATCGGGATAGTGGAAGATTGAAACAGTATGTTGAAAAATTGCAATTAATGAATATAACACCAATATTAGATGATGAGATAATTCAATTCAATGGTAAAACATTAAATGTAACTATTTATGAACAATTAAGAAATAGAGATAAAACAAATCCTCAAGTAATAGAATTTAAAAAACGATTAATGCAAATTCAAATGGAGAAAATAAAAAATAGTGATGGACTTCTAGTTTTAAATGAATTTGAAATGATAGATTTACCATCAAGTTTTTTCTATGAAATATTTACTGCAAATGCTTTTGGTAGGCCGGTAATTCTTTTAAATTATCTTCCACGAAATACATTTGCATTTGATGAATTAACTGCTTTAAATATTGATTTTTTAAATAGTTCTGATAATTTTGAATTAATTGAAACAATATATAAGGAACATAAAACCACAAAATTAATAGATAAAGTAAAAAAAGATTTTACAAGAAAGGAAATAGAAAGTAAAATGACAAAAAAATTGAAATTAAAAACACATTCATAATAGTGTTTTTATAATGGTGGGGGGGGGGAGGAATGCATTGTGGTAAAAATAGGGCTATTATATCAATTCAATGCTGCATTCGCCGTCAAGAACTTATTGAAGAATATATTAAACAAAATAATAAATCTACTAATTCAAAATGTGGAGTATCAAATAATGATTATAAAGAAACTGATAATAATTATAAGGATTTAAATTTATGTAGACTAAAAAAATGTTTTGAATGTAAAAAAGGTCAATTGATCCGAAATAATCCACATAAAAAATTAGATAGAGATATAAGGAGAATTCTTTATACAGATTATTTATACCGACCACCAAAATTAAAATTAAAAATTAAATATAAAAAATTAAAATTAAAGGTGAACAATGGAAAATATTAATGCAGAAAATGATTCTGAATTTTTGGAAATTGGAGATGAAATACAGAAAAGGATTAAAGTATCAGAACAATTTAAATCTTTTCTACTAATAATTATGTCTTCAAATGAAAATATTGATACCGAACAATATAAACTCATGACTAATTTCTCAAGTGAACAAATTGCTTATAATATTTATAAAATTATGAATGATGATAAAAAAATTCTTATAGAAGTAATGAAACTTATGGCTAAAAAAGATTTATCAATTGATATTGCAAATAATAATGAATTTTGCAAGGAGGTTTTATTCTAATGAAAAGAATTATATTAGCTTTAGATGGAATTGAAATTGATGATGCAAAACGAATTGTAGAAAAAACTAAAGATGAAATTTGGGGAGTTAAATTTAATGATTTGTTATTAAAATATGGAATATCAATAATAAGTGAATTTAGTACAATGACAAATGTAATGGCTGACCCTAAATTATTTGATATTCCAAAAACAATAATAAATAATTTAAAAACATTAATTAATTCAAAAGCAAAAATAATTACAGTACATTGTTCTGCATATTTTAATCCAGAAGAAGAACATTATCCTGAATTTTCAGATTATATTGCTGGTATTTCAGTTATTACCTCTTTTAATGAGGGTATGAGTTATGATATTTATAATCGTGGAATTTACGCAACAGTAGAATATTTTATAGCATTAAGTGAAGATTTTAATTATAAATATATAGTTTGTTCTGGTAAAGAATTATCTTTACTTCATTCACGAAATTCAACACTTAAAGCAATAATTCCCGGTATTAGGCCAAAATGGTATCAAATTAAGGGGGACCAAAAAAGAACTATAGCTCCAAATGAAGCAATTCAACAAGGTGCTGAATTTTTGGTAATGGGTAGAGGTCTTGGAATTGTTCCTAATTTTGATATACAAAATATAATAGATTCTATTAAAAGAACCAATGATGAAATTTGTCCATAGGAGAATAATTTATGATTTTAGAACATCTTAAAAATAATAATAGTATTAAAACTGGTGACTTTATTTTATCATCTGGACAAAAATCAGATATTTATATTAATATTTTTAATTCCATATCAAATGGTGATAATCTTGAACAATTAATAGATTTTTTAGATGAACTCACTTTTGGCTATAATTTTACTTATATACATGCTGTTCCTTATCGTGCAATTCCTTTAGCAATTCAATTAGCTGTAATAAATCAATGTAGATATGGTTTTTCCAGAAAAGAACCAAAAAATCATGGTGATATAAAAGATAAATATATAATTGGAGATTTAAGACCTAATGATAAAGTTATAATAATTGAAGATGTAATTACTACTGGTAATTCGGTTATTAAAGAAAGAACTAAATTAATAGAAGCAGAACCAACTATAACAATAATAGAAACATTTTGTATTGTAAATAGAGGTAATTATTCTTGTAAATCATTAGTTACTTTGGATGAAATTAGAGAATATTTAAAAGGAGAATAAAAAATGAATAATGTTGAAACTTTAGCAATAGAATTGCATGAAGCAGGTAGACAAGCAGTAATACAAGGTGCTACTGTTGCAGCAGATCATCATGGAGAAAAAACCAGAACATTTTTAGAATGGGATGAAATTACAGAAAATGCCAGAGAAGGTCGAAGAATTCAGGCAAGGTATCTATTAAATAAATTTAGTATTACTTATAAATTATAAATAAAGGATAAAAATGAAAACAAAAATAATACTAGATATTAATGAAAAAAATATAATCAGAAATTTTGCTACCGGGTCTTCAATTAATAGAGAATCAGATTTAATAAACTATATAGAAGAATTAATAAATCTTGCGGTTAAATTTCATACTAATATAACAACAAAAGGAAAATAAAATGTCTAAAGTACAGTTGACAAAAAGAGAATCTTCTGCTAAAGATCATGGTGCAAATCTTTATTATGTTAAAGTTCCTCAGTCAATATCTAAAGAATATGAAATTTTAATTTATGCTGATAGAATGACTGTTGGTGAAGATGGTACATTATTTTTTATTACAAAAGATAATAAAAATGAAATTGAAAATGTAACTTTGGTTCTTAGTCCTGAAAATTGGAAATTTGCTTATGAAGCGTCTGAAAATGGTCAGTATCCTGTAAGTGTATCGAGATGGAAGGGTGTTGCAGAAATAAGAGTAATTGAAAAAGAACCGGAGATAATTAAAGAAGTAGAACTTCCACTAGTTCAAGAAGTAACTATTGAAGAAAAACAAGAAATAGAACAAGAAGTAGATACAACAATTAATTCTGAAGAAAAAGTAGAATAATGAGTTTTTTAAAAGATTATTTAGAATCAGATTCTTTTAAAAATTTTATTAGTTTATTAAAAGGAAAAAACAAAATGGAAAAATATTTTAAATATGGATTGGGTTGGAAAGTAAGAGATATTGTAACTGGATACTCAGGAATTATTACATCAAGAAGTCAATGGCTTACTGGTTGTAATACATATGGTATTCTTCAACAAGAATTAAAAGATTTTAAACCTGTAGAAGCACAATGGTTTGATGAAACTAGATTAGAAATTATTAATGATAATAATGTTCTTGAATTTAAAGAAAAAGAAATTAAAAAAGAACCTGGTGGACCACAAGATACTCCGCAACAAACAAATAAGGTTTAATGTTTATTAGTCCAAAATCGTTAAACGATTAGGGTTCTGAATTAACAGAATATGAGAATACTAAATATCTCAGAGGGCTTTTGATTTAAAAAAGGCCGTGTAGCCCAATTGGTAGGAGGCAACGAACTTAAAATTCGTAAATGTGTGGATTCGAGTTCCACCACGGCCATTAAAATATTTATAAGGAAAATTAAAAATGACAGATAAAGAATTTGATCAATATGTAAAAAGTATTATGTCAATGTGTTTAGATGTTTTACAAAAAGGAATAACTAAAGAACTTTTCATTTCTAATTTAGAAATTTTTGTAAAAGGATTACAAGGTAAATATGACTAAGTATAAAAAACTTAAATTAAAAGTTAAAGAAAAGGAAATAGAATTTGAATATAATTTTGCTAATCTTTTTACCGCTATTGAAATAATAAAAGAAAAACATGGTAATAATGTGACTGAATCTATAAAAGGATCAATATCATGCCCACAATGTAAAGTTGGAACTATACATTATATAATATCTTCATATATCAAACACCTAGATTACATATAAATGGAAAATGTAACACTAAGAATTGTCTTAATTGGATGATGTAAAAACAGATTGGGGATCAAAGATTACTAAAAGGAGGAAATTTAATGAAAAGAATTATTGTAATGATGATAATGGTTTTGCTGTTGTTTACTTCTATTTCTTTTGCGGCAACTGAAGTAATCCTTTCTAATGATGAAGATGTAACAGTTGAACTCATTGCACAAAATTCTGTAATGCCACCTTCTATTTTTATATATAGAGTAACAGATAATAAAACTGGTAATGTTATTTATATAACTAAATTCAAACAGCAAGTTATTGAAGTTGGTATGTCTCTTAATAACAGATGTAATCACTAAAAATTAAAACTTCTTTGATCCCCAATATTCAAAGGATAATAAATTATGACTTCAAAAGAATTAAGACAAATAATGATTTCAAATTTTGATAAAATTAGTATTATTAATAATACTAATATGAATAATTTTAATCTTTTACAATCATTTATAATGTTAGATGATGAATCTCTTTTTAAATATCAAAATATTACTTTAGAAATAGTTGAATATACTAATTCTTTGTTGGAAAAATGCTTAGAATGGATGAAATTATTTCCAGATAAAGTTGAACAATTTAAATCAGAAAATCTAGAATTACATCAACAAACTGTTAAAAATTCTAATAAAAACAAGTTAAATTAGTAAAAAAAGGAGAAAATAAGATGAGAATATTTTTAACAAATGGATGCTTTGATATTCTCCATGTTGGTCATGTTTCCTTCTTTTTAACAATAGAACAATTGATGAAAGAAGATGATAATTTATATGTATGTATAAATTCAGATGATTCTATCAAAGAGTTAAAAGGAAATGGAAGACCAATAAATAATATAAATGAAAGAATATTTGTATTAAGAAATTGTTTTCCTATTATTAATAATATAGATTCATTTGATAATGAAGAACAATTAGCATCAATAATAAAAAGAATTCAACCAAATTTTTTGGTTAAGGGTGATGATTGGTTAGGAAAAGATATTACTGGCTCTGAATATGCAAATAGTGTTTTATATATAGGTAAAAAAGTAAATACATCCACAACAAGAATTATTAATCATATAAAAAGAATATAGATATATATCTATATTCTTAAAATGGAATATACTTCTCTAAAAAACCATGATTTTCAGTACCTATATTTCTAAAATGGAATATACTTCTCTAAAAAGGATATATAATGAGTACATTTGAATTTATACAATATTTGAGTCTTGCTGCAATTGTTGGTTGGATGATGGGAATGATTATGGGTAAGATATTTGAATCAAATATTTGGAGGGAAAAAGGTAATCATGAAAATAGAACTGCTAAATTTAGTAAAGGAAATTTTTACTATGTAATTACTGAAAAAGAATATTGTGAACATTTTTTGAAAAGGCATATAAGATGAAAAAATATTTAGGAAAAGAAATAATAATATATAATTACTCAATTGGTGACATAATAAAATTTAGGGGATTTGTAGCTCAAATAGATAGAGATAAAGGAATTACTATTAAGTTATTAAAACAAATAACTAAAACATATTATAAAATATGTTTTCAAAATAAAAAAGATAATCTTCTTTGTTTGAATAAAAAAGAAATATTAAATATGCCTAATTTAACTGAAAAAGATTATAATATGATATTTAATGAATTGGTTAATTGTATTGAAAAAGGAGAATATAATCCTATTACATTTAATTCTAATATAAAAAAGAAAACTGGTTTAATTTTAACAATAGATAATAAATGTGAAACTCAAATGGAATGTCCTTTTGAATAGGAACATAACTTATG